CTGCATGATCGCGGCGGTCTCGCCCAACAAGGCAATGCTCGAAGGCGGACGGACGCAGGAGTACAACTTCGAAGCTCCACAGCGGCACATTCTGTTGAACGATTGGTATCCGCAAGTGCTTCAGCGCTACCTGGCAATCGTGGACGGTGTGACTTACTCGATCACGCCTGGTGGCGTGGAGTCAGACTCGCAGCAGCAGCAGACCAGATTGACCGTGAGGTTGTACCAGCTATGAATATCACGGTTGCGATCGCTGGGCTCGACGCTCTCTCGCTTCGTGTGCAGTACATGAAGGCCGCGGCGCAAACCGGGCTGAAGCTCGGAGTCTCGGAAGGCGCTGGACTGATCGAGCAGGAAGCGAAAGCGATTGTGCCTGTCGACACAGGAAATCTTCAAGATGCAATCCACACGGAAAACACCGTGGACGAAGCGGAAATCCAGGAGCAGACTGTGACGCCGGCGGTTGAAGCCGGAAACAAGTGGGGTTTTGATCCAGCGTATGCAAGGCGCATTGAGTTTGGATTCGTAGGGCCGGACAGTTTAGGGCGAATGTTTCATCAGGCGGCTCAGCCGTACATGAGGCCCGCGTACGAGACACAGAAACAGCCGGCAATTGATGCGATAAAGAACGGTATTTTGCAGGAACTCGACGCAGTTGTAGGAGGCCAGTGAGTGTTTCAGTCGAACAGCAATTACGTGCGGGTCTTCTGGCTCAGTCTGGTGTCACTGATATTATTGGCGATAATCTTTTTCTCGTCCAGCTTCCTCAGAACCCAACCTATCCGAGCGCAGCGTATCAGCGAATTGCAACCGTGCCTCTTTATACCCAAGAGAACACAAACCAGGGAACTGTCGGGTACGTGCGATTCCAGATCACAGGATTCTTTCAAGGCGCAAACTCGGGACAGCAGAGCGAAGCTTTCGCTCAAGCCGTCACAGCAGCTCTCGAAACTTTCAATTGCGGACAACTCGTACAATCGCCTCCACTTCTCGGCACGCCTCCGAACTACGTGCTCGGCAGACGGATGCTGGTTCAGCCACAAACCCAGCCACCCATTTTCATGTGCGTCATTGACGCAAAGCTTTGGTACATCGATCAATAAGGAGACCTCATGAGTAACGTTCTTGCAGTTCCCTCGAAGGGCACTCAACTTTTTTACGGCGACACATCGAGCCCGCCCGTTTACACGGTGATCTCTCGCCAAGGCTCACTCACTGGCCTCGAAATGGCCGGCAAGGAAGAGGACGTTACCGCGCAGGATTCGGGGACGCCGTGGCGCGACTGGATCATCACGCTCTTGGACGCTGGGCACATTGCGCTGGATATGTTCTTTCTGCCAGCCGATACAAGCCAAAAGGCTGTACTCGCGTTGTTCACCCAGCGTGGGCTCAACAATACACCAGGCTTGCCGATTCCGTTCAAGCTTCTGTTCTCGGACGTTGCCGGGACGGTTTGGACTTTCAACGGCTTCATCGCGACGTTCAAGATTTCCGCCACTGTGGATGGGGTAATCAAGGCCGCTATGTCCGTCCGCGGCACAGGCGAGCCAACCTTCCCGGCATAAGGGTAAACTGAACCATCCAAAACGCGGGAGTCGGGTGATGAGCATCCGCTTCCCGCGTTTTGCTTTTGTGGTACGATGTCCGCAATATGGAAACAGATCCACGTCCCGTTCCGATAAGTGAATATCCGCGTGTCACCATTGAGGGAGTAAGCTATCCAATCCGCCTGCGCTGGCGTGATGCTCAGAAGCTCAAAGAGTTGCATGGTATCGATGTCTTTGACAAAATCGAGCAACTGAAGGGCTTCGCAGCGATGGAGCAGACTGCCAAGATTTTATCCGTTGCTCTTTCAGGTTTCGTGCAGTTCACTCCCGACCAGTTGATCGACAAACTGGATGTCGGTGACTCGCTCGCTGTGGCAACTGCCATCAAGAACATGATCCTAAAAGTTGCCCCCCAGGAGAACCCGGAACTGATACCGGAGAAGTCCTCGATCCAGTAGAAAGGGTTTTGGGCGCGTGGGCGTCGGGAAAATTACTGGGTCTGACCGACGCTGAGTTTTGGGAAATGACGCCGCGAGAGTTCTTCGCGGTGTGGGAGCAATACCTGGATGCTGAGGAGCGAGCGGATCGACGGATCGGAATGCTCTACACAATGTACTACAACGCGCACCGAGCTGAGCACGCACCGGCGCAAAGCCTGGACGAGCTTTTCCCGCGGCGCCATGCCGCACGAGTGGAGCGGATTGTGACCAGCGGCAAGGTGCTGAGGAGTCCCGAAGAGCAGATAGAGATGATTCAAAACTTCATGGGCGGATTCGGTGGCAGATCTCGATAATTTAGTCGTAACTGTCGGCGGAGACATCTCCGACCTCCAAGCCGCGTTCGATCAAATCCCCGAAGCGGCGCAGACGGCGGCTGCTGCTGTCCAAGACGCCTTTGCCGGCCAAGACAACCTGTTCGCGGATATCGGCACGCAAGCTCAGGAGGCATTTGCCGCGGTTCCGGAGGCGGCGCAGGCGGCGGCGGCGGAAGTTGCGGATGCTTTTGCTGGCCAAGCGAATCTCTTCACCGGGATTGATGAGCAAGCCCAACAAGCCTTTGATGCTATTCCGGTAGCGGCGGAAGAGGCCGCGCAAGCTACTGAGGCTGCGCTTGGTGGTGTAGGGGATGAAGTTGCACAATCCTTTGCTCAAATCAGCCAAGCGGCCGAAGAGGCTGGCACCACTGTAAACGAGGCGTTCGGTAGTACCTCGGGGCTCAGTGAAATACCAGACGAAGCCAATGCGGCAACACAGGCGATCGGGGGAATCGCCAATGAGGCTAACACGGCCGCTCAGGGGCTTGACGGTGTGGCTGAGTCCATGTCTGGCATGGGTGCGAGCGCTGGCGAAGTCGCGAGTAACATAGAACAGATTCCACCGGCGCTCCACGAAGTCGAGACCGAATCCGGGAGCGTAAGCGAAGGTTTCCAGGAAATGCTCGCAGAAGGGCTGGCCCTGGCCGGGATCGCTATAACACTTGAAGCCCTCAAAGAAGCACTCGTTGGGTCCATCGAGGCCTTCGCTGAATTCCAACGTGCGGGCGAAGCTCTGGCCGCTATAACCAAGGATGCTGAAGGCGCCGCGGCCGCTCTCGAAGCGATACCCGAACTCGCCAACTCTCTCGCCCAGGCAGTCCCGTCATTAGAAGCCGCGCAGCAGAAGTTTGCTCTATTCGGTGTCACTCTTGGACAAATGCCGGCGTTGCTCACCGCTGTTAGTGACGCGGCGCGCGCGTCGGGCAATGACTTCGATTCGGTCGCATCTTCGTTTGAGCGGATGGATGCTACCGGTAAGGTGATGACCAGGTCTCTCGTGGCGGCCGGTTTGAGCATGACCGATTTAGGGAACGCCATGGGCATGACGAATGCCAGCGTTAAAGACATCCAAAACGCTTTCGCGAATTACGGCACCGATGCGGAAGCTGCTGCTGAACGTGCGAACGTGTTGGTCGCCGCAACCCAAAAAATCGCTGGAATCTCCCAAGCGACGGCCGGCGATGTTACCGGGTCATGGCAGCAGATGTCCAACGCTGTGCATGAGGCTGCTGTCAATATCGGAGATTCGCTCGCACTGATTGGTGGACCTGGTGGCGTTGGTGTTTTCAAGCTGGCCCTTCAAGGCATCGAGACTTTCGTTGTGGCGCTGATCGGCTACGTGCAGCAAGCCGTCGATATCATCGTGGGGCTTGGCAAGGTTGCGCTCGATGTGTTCACGAGCATCGCTAAGGCAGCCGTCGCGGCGGCGAATCAGGATTGGACTGGCGCATGGAGTGCCATCACGAACGGCTGGAACGCGGTGGCGAGTGATATTCACGATACCGGGCAGAAGATGGCTGCTGATTGGACGGCCAACGGGAAAATCATAGATCAAGTTTGGGCCGCCACGGCCACCAATGTGAAGGCATCCACAGACGGCGTAACCGCGAGCGCCTTCGCGATGGGCAAGGAGTTGCTGAATGAAGGCTACGCGGCAACTCAGCTTGGTTCACTACTGG